CAGGAACAAGAAAATATACTAAAGGAAGAAAATATACAAGAAAGTCAGGAGGAACAAGAAGATATGCACGAGCAGACCATTACGCCGCGAGCAAAATACAAGCAGTCGTAAGGAGAGCATTAAATAGAAATATTGAAACTAAACATGGATTTAGACCAACCGCTAATATTGAAATACCTCACAATAATTTTGTGATACTTTCAAATTCACCATTAGCAACTATACAAGGTGACGCAGACCCTGATAGCACAATCGGACAGCGCATAGGTGATAAAATAAATCTTAAAGGATTATCTATAAAGTTCATGGTTGAATTAAATGAACGATATAGTGATGTAACTTTTCGTTTTTTAGTCGTTCGTTCTGCAAAAGGAGACACCCCCACAAGAGCAACCTTATTTAATGGAGTCAGTGGGAATAAAATGATAGATACCTTAAATAGAGAACGATATGGAATTTTACATTCTGAAAGATTTAAAGTAAAATCTTATGCGAATACCGCAGCTATGACAGGAGTAACTTCTATGAATACTCAACTTACAGAGGCTGGAGTAGGAGCATCAGGTATATATTCTGCCAATGGTAATGAGAACAATAATGCTTTGTCAAGATATACAAAGATAGTTAAGTTATGGATACCAGGGACTAAATTTACTAAAAATGCTGTTATACAATATGAAAATGATTCTCAACAGGTTAAGTACTTTGATTATCATGTATTGTTATATGCTTACAGTAATTATTCTACAAATCAAGATGTATGGAATGTCGCGAGACTTAATGATGCAATTGTTCAAATATACTATAAAGATGCTTAGAATCAACTAAAGTTTTTTAAATTGCAAATTATACATTTTATTATAGTCGTTAATAATCTGATAAAAAGAAAACAAAAATCAGGAAGAATCCGACTACTCGCGAGGTAAAGCGCGAGTCTGAGGCATGTTATATGCCCAATTCATTGTATGATTGGGCATATAATATGCTGAAGACTCTGGAGAACTCGGATGAGGAAGCGACTATATATTTATTTTTATGTTTCGCTTAGAACCCTTGTAAGCGAAACTAAAAACTATTTGTTTATTTTTTTTAAAAAAAAATATTTACCCTAAATAGAAAAAACGAAAAGAAGAAAATATGGATGATGAATTATTATTATTGAATATAAAACAAAAGAAAAGGGACTGTTTCAATAATGCTAAACAGAGAGCAATAGATAAATTGGTAGAAAGATATTATACCAGGGCGTTTCAATTACAATTACAAAGAGGAGTATGTGAAAATGAATATCTAAATGAAGCATATAATTTTTGTAAGAAGGAGGAAGATATAGAAAAGGAAAGACAGGAAAAGTTGGTGGAAGAAAAAGGATATAAGGATAAAATGGATTATACATTTATAACAATAAATCCTGAAAATCAAAATATCGGATGTCAAGAACTTAAAGAAGAAGTGGATAGGATAGTATCTAAGACAAAGTGGATTAATGAAAATGAATATGCATATGTCATTGAGCAGAGGTCTAGCACACCATCTGAATACTCAGGCGTACATTGTCATTTATTAGTTCATAGTAAAGATAAACCTAATAACGAGATACGAAGAGAAATGAAAAATAAAGTTAAACATTTAGTTAATTTAGATGAAGTTAAAAAGTTTGACATTGGTAAAAATAAAAAAGGACCGTTATCAATTCTACCAACTGCTGACCCAGCAAATAGAATTAAATATATGCTGGATTGGAAAAAAGACCCAGATAAACACGCTAAACAAATTATAGATAAAGAGATGCGTGAAACATTTGGATTAGATAATATATATTATTCTGGAGAATTATTTTCTCAACTTATTATAGGATATCAAGAATGCCAGGAACAAGAAAATATACTAAGAAATCAGGAAAGTCTCTCAGATATAAACGAGCAGACCATTTCGCCGCGAGCAAAATTCAAGCAGTCGTAAGACGCGCACTCGCTCAAAATATTGAAACAAAAACAGGTCTTCAAACAATTAGTGATGGAACAGAAATTCCACACAATAACTTTGTATTAGTGGGAAATAATCCATTAGCAACTATACAAGGTACTAAGGATGAAGAGAATTCTATTGGTGAAAGAATCGGTGATAAAGTTAATTTAAAAGGTATGTCTATAAAGTTTATGGTAGAGTTAAATGAAAGATACTCTGATGTAACTTTTAGATTTTTTGTTGTAAGAAGTGCTAAAGGAGATACTCCAACCAGAGCAACTATGTTTAATGGAATATCAGGAAATAAAATGATTGATACTTTAAATACAGAACGCTTTACATTTTTATTTAAGAAAAGATTCAAAATTAGAAGTCAAGCAAATACCCCTGCAATGACTGGGACAGTATCTATGAATACTCAACTCACAGAGGCAGGAGTAGGAGCATCAGGTATATATTCTGCCAATGGTAATGAAAACAATAATGCTTTGTCAAGATATACAACTATTCAAAAAATATGGATACCAGGAAATAGATTTACTAAAAATGGTGTCTTACAATATGAAGATAATTCTTCCCAAGTTAAATTTTTTGATTATCACTTAATATTATATGCTTACAGTAATTATTCTACTAACCAAGATGTATGGAATGTAGCAAGACTAAACGATAGTGTTATCCAATTATATTATAAGGATGCATAGAACCAACTAAAGATTTTTTCTAATTACATAATTTCTTTTTTATAGAGGATAATTATCTGAAGAAAACAGAAAACAAAAAATCAGGAAGATTCCTCTTACTCGCGAACGGATGCGCGAGTCTGAGGCATATGATATGCCCATTTCATTTTATGTAATGGGCATATTATATGACGAAGACTCTGGAGAACCCGGATGGGGAATATTTATTTTTATGTTTCGCTTAGAACCCTTGTAAGCGAAACTAAAAAACTATTCGTTTATTTTTTTTTAAAAAAAAATATTGACCCTAAATAGAAAAAAAGAAAAGAAGAAAATATGGAGGGTCAAGACGAATTATTAATTTTGAATTTACAACAAAAAAAGAGAGACTGTTTCAATATGGCGAAACAAAGAGCAATAGATAAATTGGTAGAAAGATATTATACTAGAGGATTTCAATTGCAATTACAAAGAGGAGTATGAGAACATGAATATCTAAATGAAGCATATAAATTTTGTAAGAAGGAGGAAGATATAGAAAAGGAAAGACAGGAAAAGTTGGTGGAAGACAAAGGATATAAGGATAAAACGGATTATACATTTATAACAATAAATCCGGAAAATCAAAATATCGGATGTCAAGAACTTAAAGAAGAAGTGGATAGGATAGTATCTAAAACAAAATGGATTAATGAGAATGACTATGCGTTCGTTATTGAGCAGAGGTCTAATACACCATCTGAATACTCAGGCGTTCATTGTCATCTTTTAGTACATACAAAAGATAAACCTAATAACGAGATACGAAGAGAATTGAAAAATAAAGTGAAACATTTAGTCAATTTAGATGAAGTTAAAAAGTTTGACATTGGTAAAAATAAAAAAGGACCGTTATCAATTCTACCAACTGCTGACCCA